GACTGAACGGTGCAAGATGGGGCAAACATGTACCACAACTGTGGTCAGGTTTGATGGTAAAATATATGTAACAGGTAATATTTCATTGTTTCGGAGGTGGTTTTTGTGGTAGTTATTGCACTTTTGTTATTTGTGATTGTATGTGAGCTGGCGGCTATTTATGACAGACAGAATGGGGGAAAATGACATGGGAAGAAAGAAACAGATTTCAGATCAGAAACGCTTGCACAGGGAAAGAATGCGATTGCAGAAGGGCGTGTTTAGCTCTCTGGCTAATGCGATTGGGAACATTGGAGAACTTTATGCGGATTTCGTGCAGAGCGATGAGGTACGTAATTCCATGAAAGCTACAGCGGATAAAGCAATTGAATGCATGGATAATATTAAAGAGCTTAATGAGCTGGAAGAACAGCTGAAAGTAGAAGAACAGGAAAGCGAGGATGAGGATTAATGGAAAAAATAATAGTTCAGACCGGTGCGAAGACATACCAGATTGCAGACCAGGACGGAAATGATCTGGGCGTGTTCAGATTTATTCCGTCAGATGCCGGGATTTTAAAGAGATACAAAGAGGCAGCAGCTTTCTTTACTGGAATTAACGAAAGGATTAAGGACAAAGATTTTGAGGAAATTCTTCCAGATCTGGAAAAGGAAGCCGGGGAGAAGATTGACCTGTTGTTTGGTGCTCCTGTATCAGAGAGCTTCTTCAAGATTACCAGTCCGTTTACCATCCTTGACAGCGGTGAGATGTTTGCAGAGCAGATTATTGCAGTTATTGGTGGAATTATTGAAAAAGAGCTGAATGCCAGGGAAAAGGCGCAGCAGGAGCGGATGAAAAAGTACACTGAAAAATATACTGGATGAGAGCTTATGAACTGCCCACCTCATTAAATATTAATGGGGTGGCTTACACTATCAGAACAGATTTTAGAGCAATTATTGACATTCTTATTGCTATGAATGATCCAGATTTAGATCAACAGGCAAAAACATTTATTATGTTACAGATCTTGTATGAAGAGTGGCAGAATATTCCTTTTGAAGATCTGACAGAAGCATGTCAGAAAGCCTGTGAATTTATTGACTGTGGACAGACTGATGATGCCCCGAACAGACCAAAGCCCCGTTTAATGGACTGGGAACAGGACGGAGATATGATTGTACCGGCTGTAAACAAGGTTGCCGGAAAAGAAATCAGATCCATACCATATATGCACTGGTGGACGTTTTTCGGATACTTTATGGAATCTGGTGAGTGCCTGTTTAACACAGTTGTTGGAATCCGGTCAAAAAAAGTAAAAGGCGAACGTCTGGATAAATGGGAAAAGAAATTCTATCAAGAAAATAAGAACATTATTGATATAAAAACACGTCTCAGCGAAGAGGAGCAGGCGTACAAGGATGCGCTGAATGAGATGCTTAACCTCAAATAGTTTGGAGGCAGATATAACATGGCAGATGGTTCAATTATCATTGATACCAGAATAGATACCGGCGGTGTGTCGAAAGGAATGAACGCTGTGAAGGCTGGAATGACCAGGATATCCGCACAGGTATCGAAGATGGGTGATTCAGCAAAAAGTTCTTTCCAGAGGCAGATAACAGCGATAACGGACCTGTATCAGAACTACGAGAAGCAGGAACGTAAAGTATCAGAGCTAAAATCAAAGCTCGAAGAACTGAGCAAGGTCAGAATCGAGACAGAAGAATATAAAAAGCTCAAAGACGATATAAAAGCTCTGGAAGATGAGTTTGAAAAGGTTGAGACAAAACAGCGTGAATGGCTGGATATGGGCTTTTCGATAGATTCTGCACCGCTTAAGGAACTTGACAAACAGATGGACGGTATCTGGGCAGATATTGACCGGTTACAGCGGAAACAGAAAGAGATGCAGGCATCCGGAAGGGCCTATGTGGATCCTACATCAACAGATGCGTATAAGGGTACAGCCGAGAAGTATAATACGGAGTCGCAGAAGCTGGAACGTATAAATGGAAGGCTGTATTCATCATACAATAATCTGAAAAACAAGGTTGAGGAATACCGACAGAAAAACAACCGGCTGGCACAGGCCATGCAGAATCTTCAAAAGGCTGCTGCCCGTGTAGGTATGGTTGTAAAGAATATGGGTTCAGCATTGAGAAGTGCCGGTTCCTCGATTAAGAGCATGGTCTCAGCGATGAAAAAAGCTGTAGAGAACATGTTTAATCTGAACAAACAGACAAATCGGTCGAGAATGAGTCTTTCCCGAATGCTGGGAATGTCGTTGCTGTTTTCAGGGGTATTCCGGGCGGTAAGTGCTGTCAGTGATGGTGTGAAGACCGGATTTGAAAATCTGGCACAGTATTCTAACAGTACCAATTCAGCAATCTCCTCTTTAATGTCCAGCATGACGAGGCTGAAAAACTCATTTGCTACAGCCTTTGCACCTGTTCTCACCGCGGTAGCTCCGATCATGTCAAGATTTATTGATATGATTTCCAGGGCAATCACTTATGTTGGGATGTTCGTTGCGGCACTGACCGGACAGAACAGTTTTGTAAAAGCAGTTGGAGTGCAGGAAGATTATGCAGCAAGCCTTGATAAGACCTCGAAGAATGCGAAAAAGGCATCGAAGCAGACAAAAGACTATCTTTCTTCGTTGGATGAGGTGCACAAAGCTTCAACCAGTGGGAGTGCAGGAACAGATGATTCCGGTGGATACAAAGCACCTACACCGGGACAGATGTTTGAAACGGTCCCGATTGCAAATAGTATTAAAGGAATTGCGGATAAAATCAAGAAGCTCATTAAATCGGAAGACTGGGAAGGTCTTGGAGCTTATATTGCCAGTGGAATAAATAAAGGACTTCAAAAAGTCTATGGTGCTATCAACTGGAAAAAGGTTGGTCCTAAGATAACGAAATTCTGCAATGCATTTACCAGAACATTTAACAGCCTGGTAGATCATATTGACTGGGATTTGATGGGGCGGACCGTTGGTGCCGGTATCAATACGATTGTAAATACTCTGAATCTTTTGATTACAGGAATTGACTGGAAAAACCTTGGTAAGAAATTTGCAACCGGAATCGCCGGCTTTGTTCGGGAAGTCAACTGGAACAATCTTGGACAGCTCATAGGAAACAGGTTCATGATTGCCTGGAATATCTTTAACGGGATGGTCCATAACCTTCCGTATAAGGAAATTGGACAGGCGGTTGCGGATGGATTGAATGGTGCTGTATCAAGATTTTCTCTTTCGGAAATCGGAGATGCACTGGCAACCGGATTAAATGGTGCATTCACATCATTGTACAGCTTTACAGAGCGTTTTGACTGGTCAGAGCTGGTAAATAACATTGCCGGTGGTATCAATACCTTTGTATCGGAATTTGACTGGAAAGCGAATGGACGTAAGTTGGAAGCCTTTCTGGATAATCTGTGCGGCTCCCTAGTGGATATGGCAGAGAAGACAGACTGGGAGGCCTTTGGAAAAGGTGTCGGAAATATGCTGACACAAGTTGACTGGCTTGGACACCTGAAGCAGGTGATAAAAGCTGTTGTCAAATCGCTTGGAGGCCTGTTTGATGGCATGGAGGCGAGCGGAACAGCCGGTAAGATAGCTGCTTTTCTTGGTAAAGCGTTTATTGCAGTGAAGATTGCAGATATAACGGGAATCAGTGACCTCGTAAAATTACTACTAAAGGCAATCGGAAAGAAACTGATCGGGTCCGAAGCAATCGGAGAATTGACCGGTAATCTGACTACTCTTTTAGGCAATGCAGTAAAAAGCGCGGCAGGAAGCTTTACTTCCCTTGCATCAGCCATTGCACCGTTGGTAGGCACTGCAGGGCTAATTGCTGGTGTGGGTGTTGCGGCAGCCGCAGCTACTTCTGAACTGGCAAAAATGGTGGAGACCATGCAGGGTGGTAATGGTGTTGGTGGTACATTTGGAAATACCATGGACAATTTTATCCAGACATTACAGCGGCGTGGTGATATCATATCTGGTTCCGCAACAGAAATCTGGAATCTGAAAGAATCTCTTGAGAAAGAGGGCATGACTGCTGAGGAAAAATCCAGTGCAACTCAGAAACTTATTGATAAGCTGGGTGAAATGGGCGTGACATCTGAGCAGGCAACACAGGCATTCGAGACATTGAGACAGAAGGGGCTTGTCACAGATGATATGTTTGATATCCTGTCAGAATCCATTAAAACACTCGGCAGTGATACAACCAACATGGCAAGTCAGATTAATCTTGGAAGCCAGAGTGCTCAGAAATCCTATGATGATCTGAAGTTTGTTATTGGAAATTTGACAAATCAGATGCATCTCGGAACGGATGAACAGGGACAGTTATTGAACGCACTGGAAAGAACAGTGGATTCTGGTGGTACTGCACAGGATGCATATAACAATGTCATGGCAGCAGTTAAGAACATGGGTGGAAATACTGAGACTGCTGCAAGAATTTTCTCAGAGGTCTTCCCGAATGCAGTACAGGCTACAAAGACCAGCGTAGACAAAAATATTGTTGGTGCGCAGCAGACAGTA